CTCATTACTACCAGGCTTTGCAAATAATTTGTGTTTAACTGGTTTTGCTGTCTTTATATCATCTGCAGTTTTTGCAGATTCTTTCTTCATTGTCTTCTTAGCATCGTCTGGAATAGGTGGTGGTGATTTTGGTACTCCACCAAATGCAGCCAAATCTCTAGGAGACATTGGAATCTTCTTCAGCTCAGGTGCTGACTTACCATGGGCTTCGGATAAAATACCCGTAGCGTTAATAATATCTTTTGGAGGATAACCTGGCTTAACTGTTTTTTCAAATGCGATGTGCTTCTTATCTGAACGATACATTGTTGCACCAGTTGCCATACCTGGACCCAAGAAAATTCCAATATCTGCAATTTCCTTTGCAGCGATCTTATCAGGATGATCATCTGGCAACTTTTCAGCATCACTTAACCATTGTTTTGCAAAAGAGTTAAACAACTGATTTTGTAATAAACCTGCGTCTTTTCTTCTATGAAATTCTTCATACTGATCACCGTCAGTTCCAGCCCAAAAGCCTCCTGGACGTGGAACTTGCTTATCTGCATATTTCTCAGCCCCATATCCCATAGTAGGTCTAAACTTTTCATAGTCTAAATGACCTTCTGTGTCTTGAAGATGTAACATATACTTCATTCGCAAATATGTTTGACCTACAGCCCAATCCTCAATGTAAGGCCCAATAGATCTTTTAACATCACCTAAAGTAGTATTAGCCATTCGAGTCTGAAGCTTTTCGGGTATTTTAAGCTTCATGCCCATATTATGCATTTCCATATGAGCCTGTTGCTTACAACCTTCAAGACCATTACCAAATGAAGCTGTATTATCAATAAATTTTAGTTCCCAAGAATCATGATCAATTAGAACATTATCATAGTGTTGGTCGTTATGATTAAATATCATAGCTGCAACAGTTCCTGCTGAAAGCTGTTCTACAAACGCTTCCTTTTTATCAGGAGGAACAATATCCATAAGAACTTGAGTTAAGTTATCAGGAGCATCATGAATAGAACCATACAATTTAGCAGCTTCTTTATGTAACTTTGTATCCTCATCCTCAAGAATAGATTTCCATACGGGCTTATGTTTTTCAGACCAAGCCTGAATCGAGCAGTCTATTCCTTCGTGTTCTCTTATTGTAGTAGGGGGAACAGCATCTGTTAAACCAAGCATATTATATCCGTGATATGCTGCTTCTTCTCGTCTATGTCCTGTATTAACAGGTATGCTTTGCATACCATCACCATATGCAGCGCCTGCTAACAGGTGTACATTATTGAAGTTTGCTGGAGGTTTAAGAATTGCTCTTGGACCATCTTCTAGAGCAACAACATAAGACTCTGTAGCGCCCTTTGTTCCCTCATCTGTTCCCTTAACAGCAGCAATTTTTGCTGTATTAAGCTTTTCGAGAATAGTTGCTGATGAATGACCTGCAAGTCCAAACGCCTTAGAAGCATTCATTAGTACTTCATCCACAGCTTCTTGATCTACCGGCTCATCTTCTTGACCTGACCCATGCTTACCGGAACCAACAGGTCTTTTCCATCCAGTGGAACCATCTTGTTTTTGCGCAGCTTCCCAGTTACTGTCTGCAGGAGGTTGTCCTTCACCATCATACCATTCGTACTTAATACCCGTAGGATTAGAACTTGCTTTATTTGAAGGTTTAGCACCGGCAGTGCCAACTGCCTTGGCTGGCGAAGCCACCCCTGGAACATTGCCTGGTGTTGCAGGCGCCTGGGGGCCGCTGGGAGGCGGTCCCTTTGGCTTTTGGACCGCTGATAGCTTGGAGTCTCCAATGGCCTTCTGAAGGGCTTCTGGAGCGGCTAGAACCAAAGTCTTACCCTGCCATACAGCGCCAGGGGGAAGATATCTGATTTCGCAAAAGCATTGTGGGTGAGCTGGAGGAACTACTGGCTTCCAATGATTGTGAAGTCCGTTCTCTCTTGTGTGCTTACTATCAACGTTTGTACCGTTCTTCAGCAGCTCAGAGAGCTTGAAAATCTTGTAGGATCCATTCTCTTCATAAAGAGAAGCACAATCCTCACAACGGCCTGCATGTGTTACCACACTGACCAGAGAATCAGGGCCATCTGAAATCCCATAGATGTCTATCTTGTTTGCAATAGCCTGAACGATTCCTTTTTGTTTGGCAGCGTGTAGCTCTGTACGCGCAATCTTCTGAATCTTCTTAGAGTTTTCAGTCTTTAAGCTTTGGGATAGATTTTCTGCAAGAGTAGTCCATGTCTTGTGCTCAAGAATAGCTAAGGCTACTTCATCCCGGACAATGTTCAGAACCGTTGCCTCGTTAACAACAGACAGGTTGGTTGCAGCTAACTTGGAGTAAATACCTGCTTCAATATCTGCAGCAAGGGTTTTGAAGTGTAATCCAGCACTTTGTTTTGCTTCTTGAATAGCTAATAGCTCAATAGGAGAAAGTGTTGCTGTTTGCATAGCCTTCTCAACCGACGAGAGTGTAACTTCTTTGTACTCCTTCTTTCGGAGAACTGCGCTAAGTCTTCCTAAGAAAAAAGATTTTTTGATAAAATCAAGACTAGAACTTGGAAGAAGAGTAAAACCTTCCAAATCCTTAAGTTCAGCAGTTGTAAGAGCTTCTTCACCCACAATGCTCTTAATGAGCCAGTTAAGGTGAAGTTTTACAGACTTTTGAATCCCCTCTAAAGTCTTATTTGAAAGAGCCATTACTGCTCCATGAATGCTTTAACTACAGCCTGAGCCTTCGCTAGCTTTGTAACTTCGTCATCCTCTTCGGGGAGATCAGCCTTACAAGCTGACTTAATAATAAGACGCTCACCAGGAGGCTGCAATCTTGTTACATTTCCACGAGTAATAGGAGTACCGTCAAGTTCACGCTGACGCTGCATCGGAGTACTCTTGGTAATGGTTACTGACCCATTACTCACAGGAAATAAGCCATTTAAGTTCATTGGCTGTCTTGATCTTGGTGCCCAGTTATCCATGTTGTTGTTCCTTAAAAATCGCGCTTAAATCCTGCTGTAAACTAAGTGTCATATCACTAAACAAACTTGAAACAGAATTCATTAAATCTATTTCTGCTTGGTTAGCCAGAGGAGGTATCTTATCTTCTCCAGCTAATTTAGTCAAGCCTTTGGCTATAAGCTGCAGCTGTTCAGGCTTTAAATTAGTCTTAATCTTCATACAGAGTGTGAGGAATAGAAGTAATCAAGTTCGCCAGAAAGATGGGCGGCAACTCCTCTGCAAATCTGATTGACTTCTTCAGGGGTTAGCTTTAATGTATGACGAATACTGCTGTCCATCATACCATGACCAATGGTATTAAACGTTCCCGGAAAACAAACTCCAAGAATAGCATTTTCGTCATCATTAAGAGGCACAACACCAAGCTTAGCTTTGTGAAGACAATCTACTACCTTGGCAATAGCATACTCAATATCGAGTAATCCATTGCAGTATCTACGAAAAATGAAACAACCTGTTGCTCGGTCAGTCATTGGACGACCGTTATTGAATCCAGGAGTTACAGCTTCAGGAACGTTCTCAGTCTGTGAGTAGTCAGTTCCGCCCGCAAAACTGCCAGCATAACTCTTAAAAAGCTCATTATCAAGTAATGGAGATCGTGGTGGACGCATTATTTATCCTTCTTAACAAGTAAGCTCTGCTTACCTGGCTTATTAATTTTACGACGACTTTGTGCTTGTTCTTTATCAAGCTTTTCCTTTAGCGAAGGATCATCATCGTCATCCTTCTTTGGCTTGGTATCCTTATCCCCGCCATCCTTATTCTTCAGATAGGTTTTGTACTCTTCCATCGTCTTAAAGTAACGATACATGGGAGAGCCATCCTTCTCATAACCAATTTGAGTACGAGCAGCGTACTGTCCGTCGCGTTCTTCACCTGTACCAGGATTTTTAGACTTACGAATAATAAGCTGCATCATCTCTTGTAATACTCCTTAGCTGACTGGTCAAATGGCTTATTGACATCGTAGTTTAACCGAGGAGCTGAAATAGAAGCTGGGCGATCAGCTAGAGGAGCTTCTACACGGCGAACAGGAACTACAGGAGGCTCACCTGGCAAAGCTACACGAGAAGTGCCTAACCCTGCCGATGGAGTTACATACTGTTTATCTCGGGAAATCTGCACTAAAGGAACCGCGTTGGGATCCTTACTAAGTGCATATTGTTGTGCTGGAGTTAACCCTTTAGACATAATTAAACCTTTCTGGTAAACACCAGTATCCGTTATTGTAGCAGAAGTATGTATACTATTCAATGAAGGGAACAATATTCCCTTCATAATGGACCCTCGATAGCTGTTTAGCTTACTCCGCAGCTCATCTAGCGTGACAGTTAGCAGACCGCCGAAGAATCTTGGATCATTGTATTGTTTGATATATGCAGCCTTTGCCTGATTAGCATTAGAGAATCCAAGCATTACTTTTTGCTCATCAACTTCAATAAAGTCTGGCTTCTTCATCTGCTGAATAACATAAGCATTTTTTGCATTTACGTCATCACCAATGTAGACATCTACTTCATCTTGGTCAGACCCGAGGGTTCCTTGAATATAGCCATAGTCATAGTGCATAAATGTTGAGCCAGATTCACCAGTGGCTTCGTCTACCCAATCTCTACGGCTACCCTTCTTCTGCTCAATTTCAATAGTAAAACCATGAAATTGATAACGATCCTGCAGCTTAAAGCCATCCTTGTTGTAACCAAACTTAGAAATCATACGTCCCTAACTATAGATATCCATTCGTCGTCATCAAAACTTACTTCAAGAATCGGAGGTAATGCTTTAGTAAATCTGTCAGCATACGCAGGAGAATCCTCTTCCTCTTCCTTGTCATCCTCACCACTTGGCGCTGGTTGCCCGCCGCCTTGTGGAGCACCACCTGGAGCTGGTTGACCGCCAGCAGCACCTTGTTCTTGCTGCATCTTCTCCTGAATAAGAGCTGCTCTTGCCTGAATATAAGCAGGGCTGCTAGGCACATCACCATACTCGATGTCAGGAAGATCTTGCTCTCTACGAATTTCATTCATGGTCTTGTAGCTGTTTAGCTGCTCAACGCGAAGCTCATGCTTCTCGTTCTCAGTTAACTCATCTAGACCAACGAAATCGAAGGTGAATCTATCATCAATCTTACTAACAATATGTTCGTTAATAAGCTTAGCAATGAAACGAAGCATTGGCTTAAGACCACGATCTCGTGATGCCTTAAGCTTCCATTCTGAGGAAGACTCAAACAGAGGAGTTTGAGATACACCGCCTGCAAGATCAAAGTTTAGCTCAGCAGGATCAATAAGGAACAGCGCGCAGAGAATCTTTAAAAGATACTCGACCCACTGTGAATATTCCATATCCTGGTTAGTCTTTTGAAGATCAATCCATTCGACGCCTTGCTCACTCTGGGTAATAAGCGTCTTCCAAGAGTTCTCTACACCCTCAAGATTAGCTCTCCAGTGCCGCTTAAAGCCTTCAAGCATGTCAGGAGTCATCTCATCACCCTTGAAGTTTAGAAGACCCTTAGGGGCAGAGCCCTGCATGAAGAAACGGCGATTGTACTCTTCTGCGTAAAGGTGAGAAGTTACAATCGTAATAGCTTGTTCTAGCTCTGAATAACCGTAACCCTGAATGGCAAGGTCAGTTCTTGGGTTTCTGACACCAAAAGCTAGCTCATCTGCTGTATAAGTTGTGTGAATCTGACCATCTACAATCTGCACAAATGCAGGCTTCTGGTCTTTTCTGTGCCGTGAATAAAAGTCTTTATAGTTATTAGTTCTAAAAGGACTTCCTTCATGAGCATTTCCGCGCTCACTCCACACTGGATTTCTATCATACCAGTTATCATTTGGGCCTAAGCCTGAATCTGGTTCTGCAAAGCGAATAGTAGATGCATCTACAGCTACGAACTCATATGGCTCACCCTTGCGGTTAGGAACAATCTCCCAGCAGCATTGGTCATACATAAGTGAGTCACGTACGATTTTACGTAGAAAAGTCTCAAAATCATCACGCTTTGTGGCACGTTCATTATGCGGATTAGGTGAGCTAGCGCCGCACTGATAAATAAAAGTTTCAATAGATTGAATCATTTCACGCTCAGCATCTGTAGTATTATGGCTAGGATCCTTATGCTTTACCTCATAACCAAGCGACTTGGACATGCGCATAGGAACAGCGAAAGAAGCTATCTGGTTAATACGAGTCTGAAAAATAGCATTAACGATAGCCAACTGCTGCGGAATACGCTTAAGAACATCATAGCTAAGTGAATACTTACGATCCTTGTATCCCATAGCATACTGAATAGCCATAGGGTCCTCAAGCAAGGAGTTAATCCCTGCTGGAGGCTTTTTAGGAGAGTACTTACCCTTAGCTAAAGACTCTTGCGTAAATGCAACTCCTCGATAATCTTGAGAAGATAGAGCCTTATCCCATTTACTCATTTCTCACCTTTCTTAACACTCTTATGAGGTTCATTCATTTTACGACCTGAACCCTTTGTGTCTTCTGAAGCATCTCCACCCATTACTCCAACAGTACGCTTCTTGTATGAGCTTTCGTGGTCTTCCTCATTCTCCTCTGGAGATTTATCAGACGAGTTGATGGAAGCGCTGGGTGTTTGGCCAATAGCCTTTTTAATGTAAAGTTTCATACTTTTAGTTACTGCCTTCTTCTGGTCAGGATCATCTTTCTTAAGCGGATCGTCTTTTGGATCTACTTCTGGCTTCTCTTCCTTCTTCTCTTCCTTCTTACGGGCCAGAAGATGGTGACCAGCGGATACTGCGCCCTTAGGAACATCAGCTGCAAGACTTATAGCCTGTGTTGCTCCACCCTTAGTACCAAGAGCACCTATACGACTACCAACAGAACCACCGGAATTATAAGAAGACATGGCGTTAGAAGACCGTCCAGAGCTGGCTTTACTACGTTTTTCATCAGGATTGTCCTTCTTACGCTGTTTCAGTGCATCTGCTTCAGCCTTCTGCTTAGCCTTCTCTTCTAGAGCAGCTTGCTTCTTTTGGGCTGTTTCTTCTTGCTTCTTTGCAGTAGCTTCAGTCTTAGCCTGCTTCTCTGCTTCCTTTTGATCGGCTGCATCCTTTTCAGCTTTGATCTCGTCAGGATGTTTATCAACACCCTTGTTTTTCGAAATAGATGCAGCTCTCCTTAATGCATCCTTATCATCAGATCCTGGTACGTGCTCTATGTTAGCTTGTTCAGCAAATACTTCTCGTAGATTCCATAGGTCTTCATTATCAGGATCTGCATCAATGTGTGCATCTATAATATCCAACTGCTTTTTAGAATTTTCTACATGCTCTTTGTGGGTTAACTTGTCCACTGGCGATTCAGGAAGCTCCTTGTCATGATGATCTTTCATCTCATCGTGAGCAGCCTTAGTAGCAGAGATAGCATCCTCAGTTTCTTTAAGACCTTGCTTAATCTTAGCTTCCTTCTCATCCAGATCGGCAAGAGCTTGTTTATGTCCTACTGATTTAGCGTTAGCTACCATTAACTTACTATTAAGGTCATCTAACTGCTTAGTTGCTTGTTTATGCTCAAAGGAACCCTTTTCTGCTGATTTTATATCTTTACGAGCCTTGTCAAGCTCCTTACCGATAGACTTTACTTCCTTATCATTATCCGAGGAAGCTTTTTTAGCTACTTGACGCTTTTCTTTAAGTTTAGTTAGCTTTTCTGCAGAGGAAGCTTTATTGCGTGCATGACGTTCTTTAGCTTTCTTGTGAGCTTCGGCTCTCTTCTTAGTTTCCTTAATGTCTTTGGTAGTTGATTTCTTACGACTAGAGTCAGCTTGTTCTCTACGAGCTTTTACCTTATCTGCCTTAGCTTCAGGAGAATCAGTTTGTGTCTTAGCACCTGTAGACTTTGGAGGTTCTGTTTGTGTCTTAGCTTTTACTTCTGGTTCACTCTTAGACGCTTCTTTTTGCGAAGAATCAAATTCAGTCTTCGCAAACGGATCTACACCATCACGCTTAGCTCCCGGCTTTGCAGCTATTGTCTTATTAGGTGCAGGCTCGTCTCCAACCTTCTTCTTCTTCTTTTCAGGAAGCTTAAAATCTTTACCTCTTCTGGCTTCTTTATGCTTAGTAGCATCCTCTTTAGCAGAAGGAATTCCTGCGGCGTCTTTCTTCTTAGAAACAGGCTTAGAGGTACCACCTGTACCAGCGCTATCTCTCTCAGCTAGAGGAATGCTTCTCACTTCTTTAATAGAAGGAGTGGAACCAGTCTGCTGAGCAATATTCTGCAAAATCTGTGTTTGTCTGGTATCAGCATCGGCAGCAAATTGGTCTGGAACAAGAGTCTTAGAACCATCTTGTTGCTGACCTGCAAGTTCCTCCTTAATACCAAACGTATCAGGAGTAAACTGCTCTGGAGCTAAAGTCTTAGCTCCAGGCTGTTTTTGACCAGCTATCTCCTCTTGAATACCAAATGGATCAGCATCCAACGGTTCTGTACCATGAGCTGATCCATCGTCATTCTTTAAGGGATCCGTAGCATCCTGCGGATCGTGGGGCGTAGCGTTAGGAGGAGATGGAGGCTCTACCTCACTAACTTCATCATCAGTAACTTCTTCTCCCTCATCCTCTTGCTGAGGTGCAGAGTCATGACCAGACCCTGCTGGGCGTCTATAGCCCATAGTTCCGTCCTTCTTCTGATAAGACTCCCAACCACCATCACTAGGTGGTTGTCCACCACCGTCATAATATTCATAAGTAATGCCACTTCCGGTAGACTTAGGACGTCCTGGTTTAGCAGGTTGAGTCTTAGCAGTTGGAGCAGTATTGCTTGGAGGCGTAGGAGCTGCTGGAGGAGCAGCTTTTCTGATGAAAAGAAGAGTCATGTAATATTATTCATTACCCATGCTTGGTTTAGCGTTCAAGTCTTCTGGCACAAACTGAGGAGGAAGCTTAGCGGGACCAATTCCCTGATCTCTTCCTACTCTCTTAGCAGCAATGGCTGTAGCATTCTGTGCAGCTAATTCAGAAGACTTTCTTTTAGACTCCTGGGTTGGGGCTACCACATTACTCTCAGGTCCAGCGGCTAAAGGCATAACCATGTTGTTTACAGCCGAGGCAGGCTCAATAACCGTCAATCTTGCAGCATACTTAGCATCTTCAACAATCATCAGCTCTACATGAGAATTACCCCAAGAAACTATCTGATAGGTCATGCCTGGCTTACAAACTACAGTCTTTCCTGCGGTTAGAACCCACGAAGAAGGTGCTTCGTCTGCAAAATCGAAAAAGCGACACTGACCTGAGATTACTCTGTAAACTCTTGTCTTCTTGTCATGACAGAGCTTTGCACCTACGCCACCTGGAGCAATGTATTCAGAAAACACAGTGAATCCCGGAGTCTCTGTATGTGACTCCACATATCCTGTTTCTGTCATTTCTGTATCTTCTAGCCGGCTACTTACTATAGGTTGTCTGGTTACTTTTCTAATCTTAGTTGCGTCTACTGGCGGTCTGCGTCGGTTATTACTCATGTCATGTCCCTTTGTTTGTATTCTTTGCGAAATACCTTAATCCATTTTGAAAACTGTTTATTTATGCATTGACAATGCAAAGGTACGTTGTCCCGAGTACCTATTATACCCGATCCGTAACACTTTGTACAATGTGGCTTAGCCCAAGAGGTTTTTTCTCGTGAATTTACCTCTTTATTCACGGCATCAATAAAGTTATTTCTATCCTCTTCATACTTATTGTAAAGAGCTGCCCCTAGTTTAGGGTTAACTTTAGTTGCTGCTTCTATTAAATTAGAGAAGCTGTCATTTACCAGCTGTTCTCTATCAAGCACCATTTTCTTCATTTACGACGGTCCCTTCGTTGTCGGGTGCTATGCTGCTTACGCTTCTCTATCTCAGCTCTATGATTGCGTTCTATCTCAACCATTGAAGCTTGGCAAGAACAAGGAGTAAAAACAGGCGTGTCTGTCAAGAAAACTGGAGCCTTTATATCTCCGCAGTGAGGACACTTGAATTCAAGAAACTTAGACATCAGATAATACCCTGAGCCTATATTAGCATTTTCTAGTAAATTTTCCAATAAAAAAGCCCATATCCGCAATTAAGGGATATGGGCTTGAATTAGAAACCATTTTATCGAGAACGACGCTGCTTACTTGTTTAGTATGATAATTTCTCTTACTTTAGAATAAGGGTAAATCTTATCATACTGTCCTGTTAATACTTGGCCTACTCTTGTTGACAATCTATTAGCAATATTTTTCTTAAATGGCCACATGAAGTAATAACCAGGACCTGTAAACTGTGTCTCTAAGAAATCTATATAAAATGGTGAGATTGCTCCTCTTGTAGTCTTATCAATTACAAGATTCATTGTATACCCATCTAATTCTTCCTGCATTCGCCAGTAGGCTGGTAGCGGAGCTACCAAGGCTAACCAGAGCAAGTTTAGTAACCAAAAGTTACTAAAAGGTATGGCAAGGAAAGAAAGCAAGGAAAGAACAAATAACCACTGAGGAAATAAATACTTTAGAGAGAATAGAAACTGGGATTTCTTTCCTCCCCTTAGATGAATCCACTCATGAGCTAGAATCTCCCAACGCATGTTTGTACTGAAATTATCAGGAAAATAGACATTAGGGTAGATGGTTGTTGAATATCTCTCCATAAAGTCTTTATTAAAGATTTGTATGAAGAAATTTAAAAACTTCATAAGTTTGCTAGTTTTCTTAGATTTACTTTCAAACTTATGAATATCATCCTTAATGGCTATAGTCAGCTCGTGTAATATCTTTTCATCATTCACAGTTTAATAGACTCCGAAATTTCCTTAACCCAAAATGAGCTATCACCCTTAGACTCTACAAACTTAGAGATAACATTGAAAACGTTATCTGAGAAGCCACCAACCAGCAGAACATCTTTGCCTTGAGCCTGTGCCGTAGCACCAGGAGTCAAGTCAATGCAGATTAGGACAGCATTCTTATTTCTCTTCTTATAGATTTCCCATTCAGCCTGAAAGCTTGTTCCACGACCATAGTAACTGTAATCACGGTGAATCCAGGATTCGTTGTCTGAAACAAGAATAACAGTGTCTCCAACAGCCTTCTCGTCGTTCAACTTCTTGATAAAGCATCCACAATCCGTACCACCACCGTTTGATGCGATCTTAGTAAGATTGGAGATAATGCTGTCTCTTGAATTCAACTTCTTAGTAATTTCCTCACAAGAAGTATCAAAACGGAATACGCGAGTATCTGCTGAGGTACGAAGGATCGCACTAGCAAAAAGAGCAGCTACTTCATTAACTGAAAGAGTTGTTCCGCCCGAATAAGCCTTACCCATTGCACTTTGCATAGAACCAGAGGTATCTATGCCAATAAGCACGCCATCACCAAGAGCTGGAATATTACGAACAGACAGGTCTAGAGCATCCTGAATAGCATTAGAAATGCTGGTTGGAACATCTCTGGTATTTCTATAAGCCTGAAAAAGCTGGTACGGGAAAGCCATAGACTTAGCCACTAACTCTGGATCCTTTAGCTTATGAGCAATAGAAGCGGTCATCTGCTTGTCATTAAACAAGCCGTGCTTCATGAAGTTGTTCAGATTCATGCGAGTGAACTGCCAAGCTCCATTTTCTGCAATCTTAAACCATTCCTTATCGGAAAGGTTGCTAGAAGCAAGCATCTGGAACGGAACGTCAGGAACCACACGCTGGTCAGGCTTACCCTTCTTGAAGGCTTCAAACTCCTTAACAAGGGAAGGATACTTCTTGCGAGAGTCGTAATCCTTACCAATTAGGTAGCCATAAAGGTTCTCTGTCTCCTTCTCCTTAGGATTAGGATGAACCAACTTGATAATGTCAGCCAGAGACGGGTCGTTGCCGACACTCTGCTTGAACAGGTAGTCGTTGTCTGACTTCTCAAACCACTGCTTAATTGCCTTCTTAGGAGCAGAGCCTAAAGACTTACGGCCAGCCTTACCCGATCTCATCACCTGAACAAAGTTCTTTACCATCTTACCGTTGTCACACACTAATGGAAAAGTCTTCTTGAACAGCTCAACATCTCGGGTAGAAAGAACTGCAAGCAATACTGCAGGCATATCCTTCATGTAACCCTTCTTACGCGAGTATACAGCACACTTGGCTAGGAACAGCGGTGTGACCTTCTTGGCTAGTTCCAGCACCTTATCCAGCTCATCCTTATCAGATGCGTAGTAGGTGCCCCCTAGCATGCCCGTACAGGCGTACTGAGCCAGGCTGTGCTCTGCTCCCGTATCGTAGGCTACGCCTCCTGCCAGGTTCGTTGCATAGGCTGCTGGAGGCTGCTTCTTTGTCTTAAATAGATTCTTACTTACCATAATAATTCTCCCTTGGTCCACTCTGGAGACAATAACACTTCACATTTGAGTCATATGAAATGCCTGCGCACGATGCGCTAAACGTCCAGGAAAAATCTGGACGTTTTGAAGGTTTACGTCTTGATTATCCAAAGCTGTACAAGAATTAATAAATTCAGGATAGGCTTCTTCATTCAAGACAAAACTTAGTATACGTACATTCTGACTTTTAGCTTTTTCGATTAACTGTATCAATTCATCTAAAATGTCCCTT